CCTTCAGATGCTGTTCCTGATGCATCAGATGACCCCTGATTGCTTCCATTGTCTTCAGTGGATGTATTTGACCCTGATTCAGAATAACCGCTTCCTTGGTCATCTGTGGGCGTTTCTGAAGGTGTTTCTGTTCCACCTTGTTCTGTTCCGCTGCCTGATCCATTCCCTTCATCACTGTTCCCTGTTTCGCCTTGTTCAGTCTGTTGACCTTCAGAACCGCTTCCTGAATCACCTGAATGGTTTTCTGAAGGATCTTCTGTTCCTGAAGGATCTTCTGTCCCTGATGGGTCTTCTGTTCCTGTTCCAGGTTCTGTTCCTGAAGGATCTTCCGGATCTTCAGAACCACCGCCTGTTCCAGGATCAGGATCTTCACCCGGATCTTCTGTGATTTCTTGCAAGGTCAGCTTCAGGAAGGTGTTTGCAACAGTAGGATCAAAACCATCCACATTGACACCTGCTTCAGAATCAAAATCATTGACCCATTCAACCGGAAGCAGGTTCAGGTCTGCAAATAGTGGTGCAAGTGCTTCCATGTCATGTTCTACCATCACATTGAATCCGCTTCTGTTTGCTATGTCAGCACCACCAATTGTTGCAGTGTTTGAATACACCTTGGAATCTGTGATGTTCAAGGAACTGTGATTCAGGATTCCACCACCTATTCTGTCAGCACTGTTTCCTGTGATGGTGCATCCAGTGATGCTGTTGACCTGTGATGTTTGGATGTAAAGTCCACCACCATCTGTGGAAGCATGACCACCTGTGAAGGTGCAGTTCTGAATGGTTAGTGTCACATCATCCTGGAAGAATGCATGACCACCATTCACTGCTTCATTATTGGTGAAAGTGCATCCTGTCAGGTTGATGTTTCCATTGATTCCCCTGATTGCACCACCTTGACCATCCATTGCATTCTTGCAGTCATGGAAAGTGTCATTCAGGAAGTCTGTGTGGTAATTTGCCTGACACATTGGATAATATGCATCAATCCCATTTCCATCAAAGGTGATGTTCTGAATGGTTGCATGACTGGATGCAATGTTCAAGAATGCACCTGCATCCATTCTGACAATGGTGACATGCTTTTCTGCATCACCAACTGCAATATTATCTGCATTGATGCTGATGACATCATTGATTCCTATGACATCACCATCCTGTGCCTGAAGGATTGCAGAATAAAGACCTGGAAAGTCACTGACCACCACTGATGGTTCAGCAGCAAATACTTTCAGGGAAAGACATTCTGCAACCTGGACAAAGATGAATGCAACAAGCATCATCCCTGTCAGAATTCCTTTCTTGATTCTGTTTTTGGTTCGTTTCTTCATTGGAACAACCTTCTTTCTATTAGATTTTTTGTCCATGCAGGACAACAGCAATATTATAAAAGGTTGAACCGATAGAACCAATGAACTTGTAATTGAAAAAAGCACCCTGACTTTTCGTCAAAGTGCTTCAAATATCCATTTCACCATTGTCTTCAGCTTGAAATGGTCTGTTCTGCTGCAAGCAGTCATCAATTATCCTGGTGATTTCCGCTTCAGACTTGTTCCTGAAGAAGAAAACAGGGAAATTCTGACCAAACCTGTCTACATATTCCTTCAATTTTTCATCCAAAGCAATCACCACCTTCCTGAACCAATTATATCATCATCCAGGACTGTTCACCAGTGCTTCTGATCTTCCGAATTATCCGGGGGATAAGTGCAAAAGCATTGAAAAAAAGGGGATTTCTTCTTGATTCTGTTACTATTGTGTTTCTAATCAAAATATCCTAACATTTCTAACACCCTAAAAAAGGGCAAGGAAGTTGTTGACATTGAAGTTGAAAATGCTTTGCTGAAAAGAGCATTGGGATATAAATTCACAGAAGTCACCAAGGAAAGGGTGATTGACTATGATCCTGAAACAGGTGAAGCAACAGGATCACACTACGAAAATGAAAGACCCCTGACAACCATCATCAAGGGTCTTTCTATATGTGATAAAAGGGGGTAATCTTATTTTTTATTAGTCATGGACACCTTCAGCTGCAACTTCCATTGCTTCTTGAATACCGCTTGCAAGGTAGTCAACCACACCATCAAGATCCATGTTGCTGTTGACATTGTTTGTGACACCACCCATATCAACATGAATTTCAGCAGTGGTAAATCTGTTGATCACATCCCTTTCTGCTATGTCACGAAGATATTCAAGATTTTCTTCTGTGATGTCCAGTGCATCAGCAGTTCTTGCTGTGTTTCCTGCTGTGTCAGCAATATTTGAAGCAATCTGACTTGCATCATATCCACCACCAAACATGTCTGCCATAGCACCTTGAACATCAAGACCACTTCCAAAGAAGTCAGAAACCGCATTTGCAACACCATCACCCCATTCCGCACCTTCAGCAAATGCTTCAGATGCCCAACCATCTTGGAATGTGTCAAAGGTGTCTATACCATCCATGAATGCTTCACCTGTGTCAGTGAAGTTGTCATTGTAGTCAAATGTGGACATCCCTTCATTGAATGCATCAAGTAGGCTTGTATAGTCTTCAGTGCTGTCATAAGCTGCTGCACTTTCTGCTGCATAATCAGAAGCTGCCTGTGTGATTCCGGAATAATCGAATTCAACAAAAGGAAGTGCATTCAATGCTTCACAAATACCTGCAACAACAGTCAAAATATCTGAAAGTAGTCCATACCACCAACCTTTGACATTAGCAATGACATTGTGAAAAGCAATTCCGATATTTTCACAAGCTGCACCAAGTGCATTCCAAATTCCGACTGCTATATTTGCAACCAAAAGTCCAAGATCCTGGAATGTAATTCCCACATTCATGACAACAGCTTTGATCCAGTTCCAAACTGCTATGACAGTATTAGCCACATTCAAAGCACAATTTGCCAAGAAAGCCCCAACAACAGCAAGACCACCGCAAATGACACCAAATGCAGTGCTTGCAGCACCGGTTGTGTTAGCGATCCACTGACAGATTGCAATAAGCAGGGCAACCAAAATGATAACAAGAACAATAATCCATGTTATAGGACAAGCTGCAAGGGCAGCATTCAGACCCCACTGCTGAACAGTCCACAAGAATGTTTTTCCTGCTGCAAATGCTTCCGCTGCACCATGAATTGCTTCAGCAGCGGACTGTGCCCATGTCAAAGCAGTTGTGATTGCCATTGCTGCTGCATAAAGACCAAGTGCAGTGACTATTCCCATGACTATTGGTTCAATGACTGACCAGTTATCCTGGAAGAATGCTGCAACCTGTGCTGCAAAGTCCATGATTTCAAGCAACATGACCGCCATCTGTGACAAACCATCAAGGACACCAACAAGCATTCTTTGGAACTGATCATTGTTTGCAAGCTGATTTATTTTGTCAAGGACAGGTTGAAACTTCATGATTGCTGTGTTCTTCATGGAAGTCCACACCTGATTCCAGGTCATAGGCATCTGATTGAACTTTTCATTGATGTCATCAGCAGAAGCAAAGATTGCTGCCTTTACAATATCCGCTGACAACTGACCTTCCTGTGCCATTGTCCTGATCTGTCCAATAGGAACATCCATATAATCAGCAATGGACTGAATAAGGTTGGGTGCTTGTTCAAAGATGGAATTCAATTCATCACCACGAAGAACACCTGATCCTAAAGCCTGTGACAACTGAAGCATTGCATTTGATGCTTCAGCAGTGGATGCACCTGCAATGGTCATCTGTTTCTGAATCAGGTTTGCAAATGCAACAACTTCTTCCTGACTGGAAAAAGCATCCCTTGCATTGTTTCCAAACTTTGCAACAACTGTTGCCATGTCACCAAATGAACCCCTTGCATTCTGTGCAGCCTGGTACACAAGATTCACAAGGTCATCTGTCTGCATGACAGTTCCATTGATCTCATTGAATGCCTGATTCATCATGTCAAGTCTTGCAGTGGTCATTGTCAGTTCATCTGACAAGTCCAGTGCCTTTCTGACAGTCTGAATGGACAAGTATGCTGTGACAACACCCTTGATGGTGTTCATCAGTTCATTGGACTGGTTCACACCATGCTGAACCGACTGATTGAACTGGTTCTGTTCATTGGTGTTGTTTCTGATATATCTTTCTGTATTTCCAACAGTTCTTGCCAACTGTCCATATTCTGAAACAGCCTGGTCAATAGCAGGTGCTAATGGAACAGAATTTGCTTCTTGAATAGCAGTGTGCAATTCTTGAACATCACTGGTTGCTTCTTCAATGCCTGAAGTGTTCATTCCATTGCCCATTGCACCATTCAGTGCAGAAAGTGCAGTCACACCTGCATACAGACTTGTGATGATTGCATTCAATGGTTGTGATGCTCTGTCATATAGTTCAATGCTTGCTGCAATGCTTGCCATTCATCTTCACCCACCTTTCCTTCAGGATCAGGAAGGGATGGTGCTTCATCCAGTCCTTCTTGACCTGTCTCCTTTTCTTTTCCGCTTCACATAAGTTCTGATACAATGTCCAAAAGTCTTCACAACCTTTGATCTTCAGAACCTGCAATGCTTCTTCATCTGTGTATTGTCTGCCTGAAGGAACAATTCCCCTGACCCAACAACAGAAACCATGTTTTGTATATATGTCAGCATCCTTTAGGGTCATGATTGCCTTGACTGTTGTAACAACCTGTTGATAATCTTTGTTATCAAACATTTTGTTTATTACAAAATAACCATCTTCAGTGATAGTCACCACCTTCTTCAGGGTCTTTCCAGGTGTTTCAATGAAGTGCATTTCTTTGATATAACCCAAATCAACATACTGAAAATTCACTGCAATCAGGTCTTTTCCGATAATTTCAATGTGACTGTTCATTCTGATCACTTCCTTTGTGTTATGGTGTTAATAAGTACAGAACCTTGGAAACAATGGGTTTCGCACCTTCTTTGTTACTAATAAGTTTCTATTGGTTCACTTCTGCAAGCAGATCATCAAAGAACTGGTCAACAGATTCCACCAGTTTCTTCTGTTCTTGTTCAAGGGAAACCCTTTCCAAAGCAATCATTTCAGTGGTGGAAGTGTGATAGTCCAATGCAAACTTCCTTGATATTTTGTAAGCCATTGAACAATCATAACCAAATCTTTCTTCAAGCAGTTCCCGGATCTTGCTATTCCGCTTCAGAACTTGGAATGCTTTTTCTTCCAACTGCTTTATTTTATCCAGTGGAAGGTTCAGCTTTTCAGAAATAGCAGAAGCAGTCAATGAATCCCAATACTTGCAAGTAATGACTGTTCTTTCATTGTCTTCCAACTGCTTGATTGCTTCATCCAGGATCTTCTTTTCATACTCTTGGAAGAACCGGTCAGTGATTTCTTCTTCAAGTTCCACACCATCAGCAGGAAGAACTTCTTCAAGTGTCCTGCTTTCACCATCACCCGGAAGAAGTTCTTGCAGACTGACTGTCTGTGATTCCTGCAAGATCTTTCTGATATAGTTCAACTGTCTTTCTGACAGCTTCAGTTCCTTCATGATGGTTTTGTAATCAGGTTCTTTTGCATGTTGCGTTTTATACTGCTGAATAAAAGTCTTGTATGCGTAAATCCGGTTCTGAAGGTATGAAGGAATCCTTCTGATGCTGCTGAATGATTCAACATACCTTTTGCAGTGTGCTTTGATTCTGTATTGTGCATAAGTGGAAAACTTTGCACCTGAATCCGCTGAATAGTGGAAGACAGCTTCCTGGAATCCAATATAACCTTCTTGCAACAGGTCATCTGCTTCTGCATATTGCAAGTAAGGTCTTGCAACAAAATAAATGAAGTTCTTATTCTGTTCATATAGGATTCCAAGATTGACCTGAACATCTTTTCCTTCTTGTATCAATTTCACCAGTTCTTCATTGGTCACTTGGAATCACCTTCTTTCAAATTCATTTTGTGCAATTCTTTTCAATTCAGGAATATACCGAACAGAATACTGCATCACCTGTGAGATTTCTTTTCTGGTCAATCCTTTGATGTAAAACAGCATCAAGACCTGCTTGTGCTTTTCATCCATCTGATCCAGTACATCCAAAACTGCTTGGTTTTCTTTCCTGCACCTTGCAATCCTGTCCTTCAGGGTGATGCAATTATTTTTAACTTCTTTAATCAGTGCCTGATTGCAGGAAGGATCTTTCTTTTCCTTCTGTTCCAGTGTAAACTGCACCAAGTCATTCTTGAACATATTCAGTGCATCCACACCGGTCTGAATAACCGCTTCATTGACTTTGTACCGCTTCAATGCTTCCACCTGCATCAGAACACCATCCCCTTCAATCCAAAATACCAGAGAAACCTTTTTCAGTTCCCCTGGTTGCTGTTTTCTATCGTCTTTTATTCTTCAGTGACAGAAGACTGACCTTCACTGTCAAGATGGTCTGCAAGGTCATCCAGGATGGTTGCACCATCAATCATGGACTGTTCATCTGCAACTTCAGAATATCTGTCAACAGGATAACCAAAGAAAAGACCCTGATATGCAAGATAATTCTGAATATCCCTTTCATGAAGGAAAAGCATTTCTGCAAGTCCATCCATTTCTTCAAGGGTGTTCATGATGCTGTCCACCTTTGTCATCTTACCAAAAGTCTTTGGAAAGATGCATTCACCATCAGCACCTGTGAAGTTTGCCACTTTTCGCTGAACCATGTTCTTGAATAACTTCATGGTGTCATAGTCATCAATGAAGTCCTTCAGGATTGTGTGCATGGTGTCATCAAGGTCAGAAACTGCATTAGCATCAAGAACAGCTTCAGCAGGAAGAACACCAAGTTCATCCTTCAGGAATTCCCTTGCATTTGCAATCCTGGTTGCATAGTCAGCAGGTTTCTTTGCATCTGCACCAAGTCCAAGTGCTTTCAGGAAGTTTTCTTTTGCAGCAGCAATGACTTCCTTCACCTGCTGATTCAAAGTTGTGTCATACTTCTTCCAGTTCCCAATGACCACATCCATCTGTTCCTTGATGGTTTCTTTCAGTCCATCAGTGGTGAACCTGGATGCATAAGAAGGAACTTTGAAGGGGTCAAGAATCCCTTTGATTTCTTCCTGCTGACTGGTCATGTTTGCCTTGTATGCTTCAATAATCTTCTGAATTCTGTCTTTCAGTCCTAATTTCATTTTATTCACCTTTGTCCTTTCATTCCCTATATGGATTTTTTAATTCCGGAAGACCTGCTTTCTGTCTTTCCCGGTTTATAATGTTATAAAGTGCTTTGCACTTCTGATTGCACTGTGTGACTGCTGAATGGATCATCTTGGTTCTTTGTTCTTCACTGACTGCAACCAAGTTTCTTCCAAAAGTCCTATATTTCATTGATCTGATTTCTTTCACCGCCTTGTGCATGTTCCGCTGATGTTCAGACACCTGATCCAACAGTTCCAGTGTTGCTTCATGACAGTCCATCTGCACCACCTGCCTTTCTGAATTATGCCCTTGATAAGTCCGAAACATTGAAAACACTGCATTTCTTCATGTTTTTGTTACTAATGTGTTTCTAATGGATCAGTCTTCAAGCTGATCTTCACCGCTGATGATCACCGGAACAGCACCTTCAAGTTTTACCTTGTCACTGAACATTCCATAACGCTTTCCAAGCAGTTCAGCAGCTTTCAGCCTTTCCTTTTCATCAGGTGTCTTGGTGACTGTCACAACTTCATTGTCACAGACCAGGACAACACTGGATTCAGACTGACCACGCAAAACAGAAGTCAAATAGATGATGATTTCTTCCACATCAGCTATCCTGTCAGACTTCATTTGTTCCATCTGTTCTTCAATTGCCTGTCTGATGTAGGGTTTTGAAAGGTTTTCAGCACCAATGAACCTTGCTGTGGATGGACTATAACCTGCCCTAATAGCTGCCTGTGTTGCGTTACAGTCAATCAAGTATTCTGTCACAAATCTTTCCTGTTTCTTTGTCATCCGTCTTCACATCCTTTCCTTCAGGTCTGCCCTGGATCGCTTCCCCTTCATGGCATAAGGGGAAGCACACCAAAGCATCCGACCATCCAAGATTGACACACCTTCCACCCCCCTGATGGATTGTGCTATAACGACAATTTAATTGTCGTTTATTTCAAGTTATTTTTCAATGCTTCCGGGCAATAAAAAGTTATTTTTATGAAAGATGCCGGTAAAAAAGATCTGCATCACTTTTCAGCAATGCAGATCAATCAACAATCATTTTCTGTTCCTGATGAAGTCCGACACAATCTTCATGATCCTGTCTGTGGACATTCCAAACCTTTCAGCAGCTTCTTCATACTTCACACCGCCTTTGGTGCATAGATTGAAAATATACCTGTTCTTGTCTTCTTCAGATTCAAAGATCAGGGATGTCTGCTTCTTTGGAATGTAAAGTGTCTGACCACCAAACTGTTCACACAAAGCACTTGCAACTTCTTCACCAAGGGTTTCCTTCACCTTGTGTATAGACAGCACAACTGCATCACCTTCTTCCTTTCCTGGATGTTCAAGGTCAGCTTTTCACCTTGAACATCCTTAAAGCCTTTATTTTCAAGGGTTTCATGGTCTTTTTTGTTCAAGGTGTTACAGTGTTACACTGAATTCTTATATATTTATTATTTTTAGCAATATATAAAATTTTGTACTTTCTTTCGTTTCATGATTCTAAATATAGAAAAATCAGTGTAACGCTTGAACACACCCTTCAGAAAGTCAGTATTTATAAGGGTTTGAGCATGTTCAAGGTGAAAATTTTTACCTTTAACAACCTTTAACAACCTTGAACATTTTCTTCCTGTGGGTTCAAGGTTCAAGGGAAAAGTTCAAGGTGAATTTTTGCCCTTGAACCCCTTTGAACCCTTGAAAATACTGCATTTCTTGCATATAGGGTTCAAGGGGTTCAAGTGTATCTCTATATATTTATTATTTTTTAGTGTTTTCTATAATTCATATAGTTTTTAGAAAATACTGTTTTATTAAAGAAATTGATTCCACCTTGACCACCTTGAACCGACCCTTAAAAAACCAAGTGTTTACAAGGGTTTGAATGGGTTCAAGGTCGATTTTTTCACCTTGAACCCACCTTGAACCCACCTTGAACTTTTTAATCACAAAAGCACTTAAACATCCTTTTTTCAATTCTTTTATTCCTGATGTTCACACCATGTGCAGCTTTAACCATCTTTGAAAATACATCAGGTGTCACTGAAGGGATATCATTTTCAGTACACCATGCCTTGTATTCAGTGAAGACTTCTCTGGTCTTCCTTCCAAGCAGTTCTGACCTGTTGAACTTGTCAAGAAATTCCTGCACTTTGGAATGACTGATGGAATATTCACTGTCATTGGTCACCAGGATTCTGACAATCTTTTTTCCCCTTCTGAAGCTGACAATCTCAAAACCATAATAGTTTTTCAGTGCTTTCATCAGGAAGTCCTTGGTTATAGCAGGACAACCAAGTCCCCTTGCAACCTTGAAATAAACATCATAGACTTCATTGTTCGTCTTTCCTGCAACCAAGTTTTTTTCAATCATCCTGTGAATGATTCCTGCTGACTGAAACAGATTTTTCATGTCTTTCAGTCTTTTGCTTTCCAAATCACCCTTCAAAACCATCACCCTGACAAGAAGGTCTTCTGCTGCATCAGACCTGTTCTGAACAGGTCTGTCAATCATTGATTCCATTTTCATATTGTTCACACCTTTCCTTCCAGTGCAAAGTCCTTGAAAGCATCCTGACTTGCAGACCTTGCAATTCCAACTGATTCATTGCAGCGAAGTTCAGGATTGTCTTCCTGCAATTTCTGTCTTGTTCTTCTGACTGTTTCAAACTGTGGCAATCCATATTCAGGAAGGGAAAGAAACAGTTCCTTGAATCCTATTGTGTCAATGTCAATTCCTTTTGCATCCAACTGATGCTTGCATACCAGGTAAAACAGGAAGTTGTCACTGTTCCTGGAAGCAACATTGGATGTCAGGATGTTCTGCACAATGGCAGCAGTTGTTTCAATCTGCATATATTCCACCAACCTTCCCATCCAATGCCTTGTATTTTTCAAGTGCTTCAAGAACCGCTTCTTCCATGTTTCCAGTCTGCTTTCCTTCAAGAACCAAGTTCCTTGGTCTGAATCCATCAAGCATTATGGAATGGATTTCTTCCGGATCAGCATCACTTCCGGTTTCCTTGCAGATCCTTCTGATGTCCTTCAGAAGCATTGCATGGTTAGCTGCATTCAGGAATCCTTCTGCTGAAGTGTAGCAGGTCTTCAGGAAGTCTGTTCCTGCAATCCGCTTCATAAGATCATAGAATACAAGGATGTCAAAACCATTTTTTATGGTCAGTTCCACTTCAGATCCATCCTTCAGGGTCATCATAACTTTGGATGCATCTTCTGAAAGATGGAAGTGGTCAATGTTGTTTGTGTCCAGGGATTTAATCAGATTTCGATTCATAGATTTTCACCATTTCCTTTCATTGCTGATTTCGTTGTTCATCTGTTCCACCTGATCAGGTGCTGCGACACCTTCAGTCAACCAGGTCTTCAACCTTGACATCCAAGATCTTTGCAATCTTGCCAACTGT